ATTATGCAGCATTGGCAACAAACGCAGCCCAAGAAGACCTTACTTGGAATTTAGAGAAGACCAATAGGGAGATAAAAAAACTAGAACACGAGAGTAAGAACTACCTAAGAACAGTTAACGATACAAACCAGGCTGAAGTTATAAGATTGCAGGCTATGGAGAATTATAGAGATACGCAAATAAAGATATTAGATTTAGAGGAAAAGAGGATTGAAAATCAGATACTTGTTAATAAGGCTATAGAGAAAAGAGGGCCAGAGGAAGTGAACGCATTAACAAGGTTACAAATAAAGCTGGATGACAATCAAAGGGCTAGGGAGGATTTAGCCCTTGCTATTAAAGATATGTATGCCGCCATTTCAGATGGGATTCCAGTTGCTGATAAGGAAATAGAAAAGACTGAAAAGTTTATTGCTTTTATGGATGCATATTTTGAAAAACTAAATGACAAAAAAAGAAAAGCAAAGGAGGCAGCAAAAGAGGCAGAGAGAGAAGATTTCACATTGGAAGATGAGGAAATAGAAGATCCAGAATTTGAGGCTTTAATGAGGAAGGTAGATGCTCAAAATGAATACAAAGAATGGTTAGGCGAAAACTTGAGAGAATTAGGAGGAATGTGGGGGAATTACTTTGCTTACCTTCAAGATTTGTATGATACAGATGAAAAATTTGCAAAGTTAAGTGCAGAGGAGAAAGTTTCTATTATCGCAGGAACGGCAGCAGCATCTTTAGGCATAGCAAACCAACTTCTTGGCGATATTGCAGCAGCATCTTCGGATGACTTTGAAACTCAGAAAAAGTATAAAATAGCTGGAGCAACTATTAGCATGTTTCAAGGAATAGTTTCTGCTGTTGCTGGAGCAATGACTCTTGGCCCTATTGCTGGGCCTCCTGTTGCTGCTGCTTTGGGTGCTATGGTTGCAGGAATAGGTCTTGCTAACATTTCAAAGATAAGGTCAAGCACACCAGAATCCCCTTCTGCTGGTGGAGATGTGGGTGGAGTTAATGGAGTATCAGAGCCATCTTCTGCACCATCTTTCAGCCTAATAAATCCCCTAACAAATGGAGAGAGCCAACTATCACAACAACTAGGACAAGAGCTAGAGCCTCAAAAGGCCTATGTTGTGAGTGGGGACATGAGTTCACAACAAGCACTAGATAGAAGAATTTCAAACCAAGCAACCATATAAATTCGTTATACATAAAAATTAAGATAAAAGGATGAAAATATTTGATGTAATTATAACTCCTGACATGATTATAAAAGGGGTTAAGGCCATAAGTTTAGTAGAAGAGCCTGCAATAGATAGTGATTTTCTTGCCCTAAAGTCAGAGGAAATGATCCAGTTGGCAGAAGTTGACAAGGATCAGAGAATCTTACTTGGTGCTGTTTTGATTCCTGACAAGCCTATTCTAAGAAGAAGGAATGAGGAGGTTTTCTATATTAGATTCTCAAAAGAAACTATACAAAAGGCACAAGAGTACTTCTTTTCAAATGGATTCCAAAACTCAACCACTATTGAACACAATGGAGAAGATGTTCAAGGGAATACAGTTGTGGAGAGTTGGATAAAAGAAGATGAAGACAAAGACAAGTCCAACCTATACAACCTAAATGCTCCTGTTGGGAGTTGGTTAATCAAAATGAAGATCAACAACCAGGATGTTTGGGATGACTATGTGAAGACAGGTAAAGTAAAAGGATTTAGCATAGAAGGATTTTTCAAGCCTGTGGAGATGACATCCATGAGTAATGAGATGACTGGGGAAGATAAGGTTGAGCAAATAAGAAAGATATTGTTTGATGAGTAAAAAACCACAACATCCAACTCCATCTAACACCTCTCCCTCAAGTGGGAAGAGGGCCTGTTTGTGTGCAAATGGCACATATTCAAGAAAGTGTTGTGATGGAAGCCTTATTGCTCAAGGTATTGGCGATATAGGTTAGAGTAAAAAGTTTACGATGAATATATACACACATTCGTAATATATTAGATAATAAATAAATTTTTATAAAATGTCAAAAGCAGAAGATATGTTAAACAAGATTAAGGGGGTTTTTGCAGAAAAACAAGAGCCTATTGTGAAACTTTCCGAAGTTATCACTTCTGATGGATTGACTGTATATTTTGAGGGAGAACTTGTAGAAGGTTCTTCTGTATGGGTTGCCGTAGAAGGAGAAAATGTTCCTTTGGCTGCTGGAGAATATACCTTGCCTGATGGCACGAAAATGATCCTAGAAGAAGATGGAATTGTATCACAACTATTGCCAAAGCAAGAAACTGAGGAAGAATCCCCAGCAGAAGCAGAAGCAGAAGCAGAAGCCGTAGGCGAAACTGTATTAAGCAAAGAGGATGTTCTATCAATGATTAAAAAAGAAGTAGATTCTTTAAAAACAGAATTGTCCAAAGCAAAAGAAGAAAATGAGAAGTTAAAGGTAGAGTTATCTACTGAGCCTGCCGTAGGTGAATTAAAGCAATCCCCAGAGGGAAAAGATTCATCTAGTGTGGGTGTGGAATTATCATCTAAAACTGAGAAAACAGGTTTGGATAGAGTTTATGAAATGCTATACAATAATTAAAAAATAAGAAAAGAAAATGGCAACAACACAATCAGTAACCTCAACATATGCTGGAGAATTTGCAGGCAAATATATTGCAAGTGCATTACTCTCTGGTAATACATTGGGGAAACAGGCTATAACATTAAAGCCAAATGTAAAATACAAATCAGTTGTAAAAAAATTATCTAACACAGGTATTGTAAAAGATGCTACTTGTGATTGGGCTGCAACTGGATCTCTTGCTTTGACAGAGAGAATTCTAACTCCAAAAGAACTTCAAGTAAATGAGGCTCTTTGTAAAGATGACTTTAGAGCTGACTGGGAAGCTATCTCTATGGGCTATTCAGCACATGACAACCTTCCTCCTACATTTAGTGAGTTCCTTATTTCACACATGATTAGTAGCGTAGGTGCTGCAACCGAAACAAGTATATGGCAAGGTGCTAGTGGTACTGATGGCGAATTTGGTGGATTTACACCTTTATTCCAGGCTGATAGTGATGTGGTAGATGTTGACAATGGTGGTACTGCCGTAGACAGCTCAAATGTTATATCAGCACTTTCTAGTGTGTATGAAGCTATCCCAGATACTATTTATGGTGCTGATGATTTAGTAATATATGCATCTCCTAATGTTGTTAGAGCATACATGATTGCTCTTGGTGGATTTGGTGCTAACGGACTTGGTGCTGCTGGTTTTATGAGTCAGGGTACAGTTGGAGAGAAACCTCTTAACTACTCAGGTATTCCTATCTTTATGGCTAATGGTTTACCATCAAGCGAAATAGTAATTGCTCAAAAATCTAACTTATGGTTTGGTACAGGACTTATGTCAGATCAAAATTTAGTAAAGGTTCTTGATATGGCCGACCTTGATGGCAGCCAAAATGTGAGATTTGTAATGAGATACACAGCTGGTGTACAGTATGGTATTGGTTCAGAAATAGTTTATTATTGGAACTCAACTCCGTAGTTATTTCTTATGTTTAACTTAAAAAGAAAGGAATAGATTATGTCTTGCGATATCGTAAAAGGAAGGCTAGAGCCATGCAAGGATTCGGTAGGAGGAATTAAGGAATTATATTTTGCAAATTATCAAATACATGCAACTATTAATTCTGATGATGAGATTACAGATTTATCTACATCTGCCGATTCTGCCGTAGCTGTTACCTTGTTTAAGTATGAAGTAAAAGGTGCAACAAACCTTGAGCAAACCACTACTTCTTCAAGAGATACAGGTACTACATTCTGGTCACAAGTTCTAAATGCTACTTTCAAGAAGTTGGATGCCTCAACTCAAAAAGAGTTGAAGTTGATGGCTTATGGAAGGCCTCAAGTTGTGGTTGTTGACTACAATGGAAATGCTTTCTTATGTGGAATGGAGCATGGAATGGAAGTGACAGGAGGAACAATTGTTACTGGAACAGCTATGGGAGATCTAAGTGGATTTACCATTGCATTAACAGGAAACGAAAGATACCCTGCTAACTTCTTAGATGGTTCTACGGATGCCAATCCTTTTGCTGGATTGACAACTGCACCAACTATAACAGTAGGCACTTAGTAATTTTCTTCATATTAGTTTTATTAGTGAACGGCTGAGAATGAACAATTCTTGGCCGTTTTTCGTTATACATTTGTATGATTATAATAGACAGCACAGATTCTGCACATACTATAAGTGTGTATGTAAGAAAAGAAGTTACTACTTGTGACTCTACCTTGATAAATGAGGCATCTCAAGTGGAAACATCAGCATCAGTTACTGGCACTTATGATAGTGGTATTTTTACCTTTAACATTACACATACTTTTAAAAATAGAAGATTCTATATGTTAGAACTTAAAAGTGGTGGTGTTTTGATAAATAGAAGTAAGATATTTGCTACATCGCAAACAGACCTTGAGAAATACGATATGAACGAAGATTATTACCAAACTATATCTAAAGATGAAAGAACCTTCAGCATCAAAGAATAAAAAAGATAACTTGTTATTATTAGAACTTTCTAATTATACCAGTCCAGAAATATCTGAAAATCCAAGTAAAAAGTGGATAAAGTATGGGGATGACAATGATTACTTTGGCTATCTTCTTGATAGATACAAAGGATCATCTACAAACCATGCCCTAATCAATGGTATTTCCCAAATGATTGTAGGGGAGGGATTGGAAAGTAAAGATGAAACTACCCAAGAGGAAAATTGGGAGCAGGTAAACTCTTTATTCACTTACCAAGACCTATCAAGATGGGCCTTTGACTATAAAGGTTTAGGCTTTTATATGCAACAAATTATCCTATCAAAAGATGGGAGTAAGATTGCAAGGGTAAAACATACTCCTGTTCAAAATTGGAGAAGTGGCAAGGCTGACTCTAATGGTGTGGTAAATGAATACTTCTACTCGGATGATTGGAGTAAGTATACACAAGCTAAGTACAGACCTGTTGCTTATCCTTCATATAGTCCAGAGAAGAAAGATCCTTTGCAGATAATGGCAGTAAAACCATACAGAGCTGGTTCTTTCTACTATCCTAATGTTGATTATCAAGGTGCTTTGCAATATGCTCACATTGAGGAAGAGATTTCAAACTTCCATATAAACAACCTACTAAATGGCATGTTTCCTTCACTTCTAATTAACTTCAACAACGGAGAGCCTGATTCAGATACAAGGAGAGAAATAGAGTCAAGTATCAACAACAAGTGGGGAGGCACAACATCTACTGGTAAAATAATCATTGCTTTTAATGATGATAAAGATAGGGCTGCATCTGTTGATCCAGTATCTCAGCCAGACCTAGACAAGATGTTTGACTTATTATCTAAGGAAAGTAGTGAGAAGATAATGATAGGCCATAGAGTAACATCGCCTGCATTGTTTGGAGTAAGATCAGGTTCTGGTCTTGGAAATAATGCTGATGAGTTAAGGGTGGCAGCAATACTATTTGAGGAAACTGTTATAAGACCTTATAGATTAATGATGTTGGAGAACATAAACAAACTACTTCTTCATAATGGTGTAAAAATAGATTTAAGTTTTAAGTCACTAAATCCTTTTAAAAAGTTCCCAAGCTATCAAGAAGAGAAACCTTTAGAAACTCCAAACAAAATGGATATAGCTGATGGCACAGAATTAAGCAAGGAAGATGACAGGCCATACATGACAGATGACCAACAAGATGCCTTATTGGATGCTATTGATCCTTATGGAGAGCCTGTGGATGGAAAAGATTGGTTTGAAGTAGATGTTGCCGATGTACACGATGAAGAAGAGGAAGATAAATTATTTGAAGGGAATGAATCTGATAGATAATATAAATCTTGCCGAAAGCAAAGGAACTTTAAGAGGGTACTCAAATCCTCAAAAGAAAAGTTTTCAAGATGGAACAGACTTTAAGTACAAAGATAAAAGACTGTCCTTATGGAAGGCAAGGTATTCCTATTCCCCTAAAAAGACATCTAAAAATAGTAGGGATTTTTGCACTAAAATGGTTGGCATTGCCAAGTCAGGTGTTTTGTATAGGAAAGAAGATATTGTAAAAATGGGCCAGGATGGTGTTAATTCAGAGTTGGCAGCATCAGGCAAAAACTCCTATTCAATCTGGTTCTACAAAGGTGGAGCTTTATGCCATCACTTTTGGAGAAGACATATCTATGTGAGGAAGTGGAATGCTATTAATATTCCATCTTGGGTAAATTTCTTAGTAGACATCCCA